TTATACCGGACATTCATCATCACCCAATGCGCGATTGACGAAGAACGTCACCCGTCCAAGAACCTCCAGTTCCTCAAGCGCAACACCCTCAATGGCTTCTCCATCATCAGTAATCAGTGATCTGTCCATCAGTTTTGCAAACTGGGTACGGCCAGCGCACAGGATCAGGAGAACGTCGCCTACCCTCTTTTTATCGGCTGGCTCAATGACAGCAAAGCCAACATCAGTTTCAAGTACTCTGCTTTCCGCGCCTATGTTGCAAATCACTTCAGGCGATAGCTGCCGCTCGACGTAATCGTTCGCTGGTGATGCAAATCCCATTATTGCACCCTCCCCATGTTGCGTAAGATCCAGTAACGGTTATCGCTGCCGTCGGTGGTCTTATCGGCGAAGTCTTTTTGATAGCGCTCAATCCAGGCGTTCGCGTCTTCGCGCGTGTAGTGCCAGTTGAACTCCCGCAACTTCTCGATGAAGCTGTCCGTGCTCAAATAGCGGTAACCCTTGGGGTTAAGCTGTATGGCAGCAACGAAGGCGGAATGTATGTCTGCTGTGCGTGGCATAATCACCTCACAAAATAACTGTATACATATACAGTATCGCTAAATGTGAGGGTCGATCAAGTTCATGTCAGGTGCTACACTTCAGACCTTTCCGAATTCACTGATTTCTATAATGTTAAAGTTATTCGCCAAGTACACATCAATAGGTGTAATCAACACGCTCATCCATTGGGTAGTGTTCGCAATGTGCATTTATGCATTCCATACAGGCCAGGCCCTGGCTAACTTCGCAGGGTTTGTGGTGGCTGTATCGTTCAGCTTCTTTGCAAATGCCCGATTCACGTTTAAATCCTCAACTACAACGATGCGCTACATGCTGTATGTCGGGTTCATGGGGTCATTGAGCGCGGCTGTTGGTTGGGCTGCCGATAAGTCCGGAATGGCTCCTATCGTTACACTTATTCTTTTCTCCGCCATCAGTCTGGTGTGCGGCTTCATTTATTCAAAGTTCATTGTGTTTAGGGATGCGAAATGAAGATTTCTTTGGTCGTTCCGGTCTTTAATGAAGAGGATGCTATTCCAATCTTCTATAAGACCGTTCGTGAGTTTGATGGGTTAAGGCAGCACGATGTCGAGATAGTATTTATCAATGACGGCAGCAAAGACGCTACAGAATCAATTATCAACGCGCTTGCTGTTGCCGATCCGCTTGTGGTTCCGCTGTCGTTCACTCGCAACTTTGGTAAAGAGCCAGCTCTTTTCGCTGGTCTTGATCATGCTTCCGGTGAAGCAATCATCCCCATTGACGTTGATTTGCAGGACCCGATTGAAGTTATTCCGCACCTGATAGAAAAATGGCAGGGCGGAGCCGATATGGTTCTGGCTAAACGCTCTGATCGCTCTACAGACGGTCGACTGAAGCGCAAAACCGCTGAATGGTTCTACAAGCTGCACAACAAAATAAGCAATCCGCAGATCGAGGAGAACGTCGGTGACTTCCGCCTGATGTCTCGTGCTGTGGTTGAGAACATCAAACTGTTGCCGGAGCGCAACCTCTTCATGAAGGGCGTCCTGAGTTGGGTTGGAGGGCGTACTGATGTTGTCGAGTATGCTCGTGCTGAGCGTGTCGCCGGAGACTCTAAATTCAATGGCTGGAAGCTCTGGAACCTGGCACTTGAGGGGATCACAAGTTTCTCAACATTCCCGCTGCGCATGTGGACTTACATCGGTCTCTTTGTTGCCGGTGCTGCATTCCTTTATGGTGCATGGATGATATTTGATACCGTGGCTTTTGGTAACCCGGTACGCGGCTACCCATCACTGCTGGTTTCTATTCTTTTCCTGGGCGGCGTTCAGCTTATAGGGATCGGCGTGCTGGGTGAGTACATCGGAAGGATTTATACGGAAGTCAAACAGCGACCTCGCTACATTCTGAAGGGGAAGAAATAAATGTGGAGGGATGCAGTGAATAATAATATAAGCACAAAGCAAGGTTACCTCTTGGCGCTAGCAATTACCTTTTTGTTTTGCTTCCCCTTGATGTATGCCGACGTCTACTATGTTGATGATGTTGTCAGATCTCAAACCGGATATCTCGGGTGGTCTAAATTAGGCCGCCCTATTTCAGATATGGTCATTCAGTTTTTTTCATTTGGCGGGAAAGGAATTGATGTTTCACCGCTTCCTCTGATACTGTCAGCATTGTTAATGGCTTATGCAATAGTTGTTATATCAAAAGGCCTGACATCTAGAATAACTAGCGGGTCAATAGTCGTCGCAAGCGTAGCAATTGTAACCCCTCTTTACTTGCACAATCTTGCTTACAGATACGATTCCTTGTCTATGACGCTGGCGGTTCTGTGTGCTGTTTATGCGTGGAAGTTTTCACTTAATGGAAACGTGAAGAGCCATCTTTGCTCTTTAGTATCTTTACTTGCTACTTTATGCCTCTACCAGCCATGTGCAATCATCATGGCATCACTGGTTATCTTCTCATCATGTATAAAATACATAAACGGAGACGGTATATTAAGGTATATATCTCGATCAGTTTTCACATTCGCATCTGGATTCGTTGCGTATTATGTGCTTATCTTCCTGTCATTCATAAGTGCTACAAGAAGTGATTTAGTATTTTCGTCAGAATCATGGCGGGAGCTTATTATAAGAACCTCTGAAAAATATATTTATCTTTTCGGGATGGCCTATCCTTCCCCTGTAAACTATCTCATCGGTCTATTGTTTGTTGGGGCTTTGATAATTCTGCTCGCGAATGGGTTCTATCGCGCCAAGGCCGAACGGAAGATTTTATCAGTATCAACTGCAGCAGCTACGTGCATTGCATCTCTTCCGATTGCATTCATCCTGTCTTTCATAACGATGTCCATCCTCAGAGAGGGATTGGTTATGCCAAGAATGGCCCCATCCTATGGCTTCTTCGTGATGGGTTTAATTGCGATCGTTTATATGTCAGGAGTTAAATTCACGAAGGAAATAGCCTCGATCTGTGCTGCTGTTATAGTATTCTCAAATCTGGTGCTGTCCTTTGCTTTTGGTTCTTCATTGGCCGCACAAAAACACGAAGATCAGTTTTTACTGTCATCAATAATTAACAGCATTCAAAGCAATCCGGATATGGTGAAGAATGAAACAACAACTTTCGGCGAATCTAATGAATCACCTGTCTCAGTTGTCAACTCACGCACATTCCCACTTATTGGGAGAATAAATGCACGCCTTTATGATTGGACTGCCTCCCTTTATCTCGAAAGGTATGGTGTTGAAAACGTAAAATTCTCTTTTAATAGAGCATCAAATTCTGCAATGGCTAAAAATATATGCTCTCAAGGGGTATCGCCTGTCATAGCTAACTCTAACTACTCGATTTATGTCATAAATAATATAAATTTCGTGTGGTTAGGGAAAAATTGTAAGTAAGAAAAAGCCACTGCATTTGCAGTGGCTGGAATTTACTTCCAAGCCTGAACAAAAACACTCCTTGTTATTCCCGAAGCAACCGCACCAGTTGTTGTGTCAATTACTCGAGCGGTTGCAGTTCCATTCGTTGAGGTATATGTATCAAATATCACTACATACTTTTCACTTCCTACGACGCCCGACGCACTGTAATTACAAGTTCCTGTTACATGTCTTGGATAAAACCCTATAGGAACGATAGTTCCAGACTGAACTGATACAATTTTTGCAAAGTCAGGAGTGTTGTCAAGCTTATCACTTACCCTTATTAACTTCCCATTTCCTTGAACGAGTATTGTCTTGAATGCATTTTTTGGATCATTAAGATAAACTACTGCGTTATCACTGATTATCAAGTGTCCAGACGTTCCATCGTCTCCATATACCTCAGGGTCATTAATCCTAACAACAGCAGTGCCTCGCACTCTAAGAAGATAGGTGTTGCCACCTGCTGCATTCAGTTTATTAAATACAGGGGAATTGAATGTAACCTCTGAATCAGAAGCAATCAATATTGCCTGTCCACCAGCAGACAATTTTCCTCCAGGCTGATCCATTTCAAAGTTACACGCATTGAAAAGTACTCCACGGGAATTGTTATCTATGTGAACAAAGTACGCGTTGGTAGCGCCATTATGTCCCATGTTTAGGCAGTTAAATATTTGATTGATTACACCTGTGAGCTTTAGTCCGTAGGCTGTCCAGTTGGCAACATAACAGCCATTAAAGACGTTTTGTATAATAGTTCCGTTGCTGGTTAAATTTATCCCTATTCTGTTATTATTGCATCGCACATTTGTATAAACATTCGAGAAATCAGCTGGCCCTGCATTATAACCTATGTCAAAAAAATCAAGATATAGGTTTGAAAATTCGCAATTTACTGCTTTTGTGCAATAAGACATGTCGATGCCTACTCCAGTACCAACTGGTGCTCCGCCTGCGACAGCCCCATTAACTTGTAAGTTAATGTTTGATAATACCAACCCACGAACATCGGCACCTTCAGGTTTAATGCCAATCGAGTCTTTGGGTACTGTGAGCACTGTAGAGGTAATTGACTCACCATTTGCACTAGTTTTATTTTTAAGCTCTAACTTCCCTGTCCAACTTCCCTTTGGAATTTTCAAAGCGCCTGGAGCGGTTCCTGCAATAATTTCAGCATTGACTGGTGTGATATCTATCCCAGTAACGCCAAAACCTCTTATATCTCCCAGCCTCCTATAATCCTCAATTGAGATGAAATCCTGTACAGTGCCACCACCTGCTTTACCGACATTAGACGCACCTACTGAACTCGCTAGCATGCTTCTCAGTGTGGAATCGCCCACGCTTAACCAGGCGTTTACACCTGTACCTCCAGTTGAGGATGGCGTAGAACCTACCGGCACGACTTTTGGTAATTGCCCATCCCAGCGGTAATACTCGCCACTAGTGGTATCTTTCAGGATATGGTTCGGTAGCGTTAGCGTAGCGCCAGCCTGAAATGTGCCTACAGGAATCCATCCATATTGCGCAATAGCCTGCTGTGCCAGCCAACTCAAACCTGCGATGGTGTAATGCTCGTTACCAAAACGGTCAACATAGTTATGCACAAGAGAAGTAACGAACTCGTCAATTTTCCCGGCGTTAAACTTCAGGTCGCGCGGGGATTCGCTTGGGACAGGCAGATTAGTAGGTTGCGTAGTCATATTGATTCCATAAAAAAACCCGGCGCGGTGGCCTGGTCTGGATGGTCGGGGACGGTTCTTATTGATAGATGGCGTCGCTGTATTCTGCGACGGTCAGAGATACCGTATTATCTGCGTTTGGTTTGATGCTGTTGACTGTCCATAGTTGACTGTCCAACTCCTCAACTGTCGCGATGAGATAGCGCGACGGGAGCTGGACAGTGTCTCCGTTCCATATATTGAGCTGAATGTCGGGTATTGCCGCGGTGAAGCCGTACTTCGTATCGCTGCGGGCTGTCGCCGGATAGCGCAGTGTCGGGTTACCCAGACTGTCGGTCACCAGCACGTACATCGAACCAGTGAATGTGATCGGCTCGCTTGTATCGAAGTTATTCCCGGAGCGGCCGGTGACGTAGCCGCCTTGCTGGTTGCTGTCGTAGATGTCAGGCATCTGGATGACACTGCCCACTTGAATAATCCCATCCTCGAACACTTTTGCGTTCATCTTCACCCGGGAGTAAATCAGACGTTTGGTTTCGCGCAGCGCGCGCTCCCTGGCCTGATACTCGTTACGAAAGCCCACTATCTCCAGTTTGTTCGGGTTCTCCGCTTCCTGCTCGACGATAGCGCCGTTCAGCACGCGATAGTTGATGTACGTTTTGTTGTTCGTGGTTGGATGCACGTAGGACACCTGCACGCCGTCGTAGCCGCCAGGAAGAGTGGCCTCGTACGTCATTTTGTACTCGTCCGTCTTCATGTTGGCCCGGTTGAATACGGCCGCCGGGTAATCAACTTTCTGATCCCGGGTAAACGTCAGCACGCCGTCGTCCCAGTACGCCACCACCGACGCCGCATTGCAGATCGCCTGCACGCGGTCGCCGAGTGAGTCGTTCTCGTCATCAAACGTGTAGTCGAAGTAACCCAGGCGCTCATCAGGCAGGCTTTCGGCAATCGAATACAGCCCGTACAGGTCAATGCTGCTTGCCGGCTGCTCGCCCATAATCAGCCAGGTATGCGCCACTGCATCAGCGAACGAGCGTGAGGCCCGCAGGGTGTAATCCACCGCTTGCGTCGCCATGTTGTAACTGATGGTCTGACGCGTCACCAGGGCGTTGTATTTGCGGTCACGGCTGCCCAGGGCGTTCTCTGTCGCCCTTACCTTCACTCGCACAAGCGTATCGGTTGGATGCACGACGTTGGTTCTGACGTTAACCGAGTGGATCTCCTCAACCTTCAGAATAGAGGCATCACTCGAGTTATCGGTGCGCTGGAAGTTAATGGCGTATTTGCCAAAACCGCCGGTCGGCGTCAGCTTGTCAGTGCGGTAAAACACTTCGCTCGATGATTTGTGCGGCGTCCCCTGGTGATAAGTGAACGTCTGCTGAGTACCCGGCACCTGGTTGTAGTCATCGTCAATTTTCCAGATCGTGACCTTCCAGTCGGCTGACTTTTTGCCACCCAGTTGTACCTGAGTGTGCAGCCACAACTGAGAGGACTCTACCGGCGAGAAGAACGGTCCTACCACGAGCGCTTCGTTATCGTTGAGGATGAACTTCGTCGTATTGATTGTCGCTGTCGCCGGAACGTCAGGCGGGCCAATCAGATCCGTCATGGTGAATGTGTACCACCGGACCGGGTTAACCACCGCGCCGTCGTTAGTTTCGACAGCTGAAATCAGCGTGCCGGAGAAATCGACATCCTGCGTCACGTTGCCGGTTGGTGTGCTGTAGGTAACGTTAATCGTGAAGGTAACGGCGTGCGGCAGGACAAGGCCCATGAAGTAATCAAAATCAGCCTGCTTGATGATTTTTACCGCAATCTGCCCGCCGGAGTATGTGCCGCTTACAACCGTGGTGGCCGTGGCGGTCTCGATCGGAAAGTTGTCCGATTCGTTTTGCCCGGGTACTTCCTGTCCGTCCACGTCGTCGAACCCGTAGCCTTCGTTGATTGTGGGTATCACCTCACCCGGCTGGTAAAACTGGAACTCTGCTCCGGCCATGCTTCCGAGGCTGGATTCTGAATAACGCACAGACTCATAATCATATTTGCCGATCCCGATGCACATCCACTCAGTAACGTACTTCAGGCCGCCATCCGTATCGCTCTGGCGTACGTATTCGAACAGTGATTCCTGAATCAGGTCCGGGAAAGAACGAATTTGTCCGTAGATGTCAGGTTTTGCTTTGTAGACGCGCGCCGTATTCGTCTGCCCGGTCAGGCTATTGTTTGGCGAGTCAATCGTGTTGCCGCCGGTATTGGCGATCGCCGGCTTGGGAGCAAGGAACGAGAAGACCGCGCCGACAACTTTGAAAATCGGGCTGAGAATGTCGCCAATGATACCCTTCGGTTGGTCGAATATCTGGACGGTGTCCAGCTCGCTCAGTTCAAACGCCAGCTCGTCATCATCGCCCAGCTTCACGCCATTTCGGACGATCAGCAGGTCACGGTGAAATGTAGCGTCATTGGCCGCCAGCCAGTCATAAAAAAGGGTGCCGTTTGGCACCCTGCAACGCAGCTTAGGCGTTCCTGGAAAATTCGATATCTCAACCAGCGCCATATTCGAAAAACTCCACTTTGGTGAATGCCCGCTGAATGATCAGCAACGAGTCCATGCGTACGCTTCCATTCTCGCCGCGTGAATGCAGCGCCTGCCTGTTAAGCACCAGCCCAACGTGTACCGGCTGCGCGCCGCGGTATCCAACGAATAGCCCGCCCTCGACCGGTTTATCGACCTTGCGCCAAAAGACGACGTCGCCCTGATAGCAGGTAAAGAAGTCCTCACCGGCTTCGTAGTCCGGCGTCTGGTGCAGCTCAATACCGAGGACATGGCGGTAATACAACACGCACAATCCCCAGCAGTCGACTTTCTCGAACGAGCAGGCCCGGTTCGCCCACGGCACGCCGATCACCTTCCGAACAAAATCAGAGGTACTGCAGGCCGGTATATTCCGTTGGGTCATAGAGCCTTCCGATGTTGTTGTTCAGCGGGTTGGTGACTGACAGGGTGACCGATGCTGAGTCAACATCGATATCCACCGTCTTGACGTATAACTGCCAGGACTTAATCGGCACCGACACATCGCCGCTATCGAATATCTGCCGCGTGGCCGTGATAGCTGTCAGCCTGGCCGCCCCCTTCCACTGCTTCATCAGCGCTTTGATATCTGACGACAGCCGGCCAAGTTTCACCGTCGCGTCGATCACCGGCGTGCCGCTCTGCTGGCTCTCTTCGATTTCAAAGCGCGCTGGCGTGTACGTCTGGCCGCCAAGCGTCTTCGCAAAGAACTGCTTGTCGACCAGGCGCACATAGCCAAAGGATGGATGGTAGAACGTGATGGTGTCGTACAGACCGCGCGTCGGGCGCTGCTGCTTATATTCCCTGAAGCTTGGCATTACGGCACCCTCGGTAGTGATTCCGGATCGCGTCCGTCCGGATAACCCGTAACCACTATATCCAGCCATGAATCCCACGGCGGCGGCAGCTCAACAATAATGTCGTCGAATTCGTCGTCGGCGTTATAGAGACGGTTGGCAATAACGGTTCCCGTCCATGTCACCACCCCGCCAGAAATATTGGTCTGGACCGGGAAACCATCCTTCGTAAAGTGAAGCTCCTGAACCTGCAAGCCACTTCCGCCAAGATTTATTGGCATTCTGAACCAATAAAGACCGCCACGAAGATAGTTGGGGCTACGCAGCCACTGCTGAAATGCGCGCTCCTGCGCCAGCGTGAATATCCACGTCAGCGACCAGGTCACTTTCAGGTCATCAGTCTGATTCTCGAAAATAGCCGGGCCGACCGCTGGCTGATCGGTCTGGAACCCGGTATCGAGCGTCATGTTTTTGCTGGCTTTCTGCGCCAGCGGCAGCCAGTCGGGATAGTCGATGATTGGCATCTAAACTCCAGGCAATAAAAAACCCGCCGGAGCGGGTTTGCTTAATCAACAAGCCGGGGCCCGGTTGGTGCCTCGTAAATATTGATTTTTATGTCAACGATTTCGCCATTATTGGTAAATTCCAACTCTTCCCCAGCAGGCGTTATGCCCTTGATTGTTGATCCATCACTTAGAGTAAACACAAACTCGACCGCCCTGTTCGGGCGTATCCTATGTGGCTTACCTATCTCAGTTGGTATTGACTGCACTTCGCCCGGCTCAATTACCACGTAAGTCTCCTTATCCCTGACCGTTCGGGGTTCTTTTTACGTTGAAATTACTGGTTATACCCTGACTTATCGGGCCACCATTATTCAAATCGGCGATAATCGTCGTGAGGGTAATACTACCATCTGAGTTCACAGTTCCCTGAGAATCAACAGTAGAAGAGGTGTAATTCTGCACGATATTGTTGATTATTACACCACTCCCGCCTTGCATGTCCTTGTTGCTGATCACCCGACCGTTGTCACCGGGAATCATGTACTGCTTGCCGGTACTGGCCTGGTAAATTTCAGGCTTCCCCTTTTCTCCTACCTGATACAAGCCACCAGCATTCACCGGCCCACCGTTGTAACGCATGCCTGTTAGAGCAAGGCCTGATGCCAAGCCTACCGTTGAAGCAATTCCCGCAGCAGCAGGCGCAGCATTTCCGCCAAGAGTTGCCAGCGATGCCATTGCAGCAGCCGGTGCCCATGCAGAAGATACGAGAGCGGCCTGAGCAATTGAGGCAGCAGAAGAAGCTGCGCCAACTGTCTGGCCGATGATCATGTTTTTAAGGGCCTCGACACCCATTTGAACCATGCTGTTAATCACGCTGTTCAAAATGGTATTGCCCAATGATCTAAGCGCCTCCTGAGCACTCATCGTGCCGGTGATAAGGCCTGTCAGTGCATTTGACGCGTTGCCAGAAAATGCATCAACTGCGCTCGTTAGCATGTTGTAGCCAAGGCTCTGCTGACTGAGAAGTTCCCACTGTGCAGCAGTTCTTTGCTGCTCATACTGCGTATCGGCAGCATTTTTGAGGGCTAATGCATTCTGGTGAGCCAATAAACCCTGCTGCTCGAACTGTTGGATAAGGGCCAGTTGCTGTGCGTGCTGATTAGCTAATTGCTGCACTGGGTCAACCTGTGCAACAGCCTCCTGCTGAGGCGTTACCGCCTGCTGGGCGCGGATTTTGGCGAGGTTTGCCTGGTGGGTGGCCTCCAGTCGCTCGGATGTCTGATTGAACTGCTCCTGACTGATTTTCTTCGCAGCCAGAGCGGTATTCAGATCCTCAACATCTTGCTTATAGTTGGCGTTTTCGCGGGCCTCAGGAAGAAGTTTCTCCGCTGCAGCCTGTGCTTTAATAGCGTTGGCGGCATCCAGAGAAGCGGCTTTATATTCGCGAGCCTGTTTCTTCTGTTCTTCCGTTGCATGAGCGCCTAGTGACTGCTCTGCCGCTAAAAGTTGCTGCTCCCGAGTTAGCTGCTTAGTAGTGCCAACTACTAATTCAGATTCCTGCTTCAACTTTTCAAGCTTCTGAGCGATAGACTCAGCCTGAGAGGCACCTTTTTTTTGTTCTGACTTAAGGGCCTTTTGCGCCTCCGTATTTTTGTACGTAGCGGCAGCATCATCCTGCATCTGCTTAGCGTGCGGGTCATCCTTCGCAAACCCGGCATCTTCAGCAGCGTACTGCGCCTGCAGCCGAGCGCGGGCCTCACCCTGCAACTTCGACAACGCAAGGTTGCGCTCTGACTGTTTGATGAGGTTTTTCTGACCCGAGGTAAGATTGTCGACCTCTTTTTTCATCCCGGATAGGTTGATCTGAGCCTCTCCAGCCACCCGAACAAGTTCAGTTAATGGCCCGAGAAATGTCCTTATTGCCTCCGCGCCATTTTTAGTGGAGCTCTCAGTATTTTGCAGTTCAAGAACGAGCTTTTGCAGAGCTTCAGGCGTTGGATTGCTGGCTACCTCTGAAAGCTGTTTACTCAGCTCGAATGCTCGCTGCTCAGATACACCGAATTTATCCGCCAGCGTGGTTACTGTGTTCTGGATCGCGTTAGCGTTAACGGTAAACTTCGCCCCTGCGTTCCTTGCCTGCTCCATGGCTGCAGAGTAAGTGTCAGCTGTTGCGCCGACGGTCGAAAGGTTTTTGTTAAATTCATCGATCGACGCAATACCGCCAACGAATGAAGTCTTCAGTTTATCGGTAAAGCCAACGATAGAATTGGAAGCATCGTTGATAGATTTAGGGATCTTCGCTATGGCAGCGTTGTATTCAATCATTGCCTGATTTCTCAGGATGGTTGCTGCCTCAGCATTTGTTCTTGCCAGATTAGCGTACTTATCAGATAAAGCGGCTACACCATTTTGAGAAATGGTGATCACCTTATCCATCGCCTCAGCTGCATCTTTCAACGCGTCCATGGCGCTTTTACCGCCATTAAGCGATGTTATCAGCACGCCAGCGATGACGGAGCTCAACGCGATCACCGCGCCAACTACCGCGCCGCCCGGGCCGAAGGCCCCGGCAAGCTGCGAACCCTGCTGAGCGAAGGCCACCAGCGCCGACTGCCCGCCCTGCACCTGTACGATAAAGTCCTGAACCTGGTAACCGGCCTGTTGCATGCTGCTCTTCCAGCTGCCAGTACCTTTTGCGCCACCCTCAGCGCCAGTCTTCATGTCATACAGTCGGCCAGTCAGTTCGCCGATCTTCTGCTTTTCTTCATCGGTCGCTTTTGACCCGGCGCGCAACTGGGCAGCCAGGACTGCGGCACTACGCGCGCCATTCTCCTGCGCCTCGTCAAGCACCGCCAGTTGGTTGCCCAGCGCCTCAATGATGGATTCGGCACGACTGAATTCACTGCTCGCGCCGCCGGTACCGCTGCGGGCCTCTTCCATAGCGCGGGCAATGCCGCTCACGTTGGTATTCAGCTTGCGCAGTTGGTTATCCATGGAATTGGCATAACCAGCCAGTTCAGTAAAAGCGGCTCCGGTTTGTGAGGTGCTCTCGTCGAGGTTATCCATCCCCTTGCCAGATTGCTGGGCCGCAGAATCCAGTTTATCCAGAGCATCAATGGCCTGTTTGCCGCCTTGTAACAGCGGCTCAACGTCGGCGCTGATTTCATAAACGATGCTACCGGCGCTCTTCTCACCTGCCATGTCATTCTCCGGTTATTGATTTGCTTTTGCCCTGCGTGCGGCCTGTTTAGCCAGGTACTCGTCGGCGATGCTGTCGTACTCATCGCGTGTGAAGCCTTTCTGGTCCGGGTATTTCGCCGCCAGTAGCATCTGAAATTCGGTCATCGTTAACTGCGAGGCTTCGGCGCGGTTCATGCCGAAGTGGCTACGTGCCGCGCTGATATAGTCGAACGCTTTAAACTCTGTGGTGCGCTCGCCTGTTTCGTGGCGCTGCAACTGGCGGACCTTAGCTTTGCCGACGACGCCGTGCTGCATGAGGTGCTGCGCCAGCACGATGATGTCGTTCTTCGGCATCTGGCCCGGACGGTAGACGACACAATGCCGCCAACCCTTCCACTCGCCGATCATTGGCGTCATGTCTTCTTCACAGCAAGACTGCAGCACCAGCATGCACGTAGATAGCAACTTCTCGCTGGCGCGATTGAATGAAGGAGACAACCACTCAGGAAATCGCCCAAGCGTTCCAGCGCACACCTCAATCAACTGAGCGACGTCATTTCCGTGGATGGTGGCGTACGTCTGCACAATCTCTTCCGGGCTGCCGATCCTCGTCATAGCCTCGAATGAAGGCCGTAGCAGGTAATCTTTCCCGCCTTCGCGGCTGTCGCTGATAGAGAGTTCGCCAATATCGGTTAAAGCGGTCATAGGCCTTCCAGTAAACGGTCATTATCAAGGGCAGCACGCCGCCCTTTGGAATGTCCGTTAGGTAACGGTAACCGTATGCACGGCCACAAAGTTGCCGTCTTCGGTGTTGATGATGATCTGCGCGCTGCCGGTGGCGACGCGCGTCACGGTAACGGTGTTGCCGGAGGAGGTAGCCGTTGCTTTGGTCGCATCGGTAGTCGCTACAGTGAAATCTTTGTTTGTAGCGCCGGTTGGCGCGATGTTCACCGTGAAAGTGCTGGTGCCACCTGCCGTGCCGGTGCTGGTAGCCGGAGTTACCGTTACGCCAGTCACCGCTACAGCAGTCAGCTCGTTCACTTCGATGGTGGTTGCATCGCCGACTTTGAACTCGGTGGAGAACGTAACGATGTCGTTGGTACCGCCGTCAGAGCTCAGCGCCGTGATATTCATGTAGCCGACGAATTCGACCGGGCCGTAGTCCATGCGCACCCAGATCCCAGGCTGGCGCTTGGCCTTCAGCTCGTCAGCGAAATACTTGATGAACTTGCCAACGCCGTACTGATCCAGCTTGTCCTTCTTGCGCACTTCGCCTTCAAAGCTCAGCGTGAAGTCACTGTTGGTGATGATGGTCTCGACATAGCCGCCGCCGTCATCCGCATCAGAGGTAACTGAGTTCGGGTTGAAGTCGAAGCCCTTCGACGTACCAGCGGCCAGCGCCATCCACTCAGATTCAAGTGGCTTGACGTCCGGGCAGCCATCGGCGACTTCCAGCACGACCGCACCGCCGAACAGGCGCTCGTTCGAGTTCTGGCAATTAGCCATGTGAAACTCCTCTTTGACGTATAAAAGAAAACCCGCCGGAGCGGGTTATTTGGTTGTGAATGGCTAGTCGCCAAACGTGCAGGCAAATTGCAATCGGAAGACTATCCGCCCTTCTTCTGTGAGCACCGGCGCGGGAATTGCGCCCATGTTCTGGATGTAGCCGACGCACTCGTCCGCCATGGGATTGGCCTGGACGTAGTCGACGATTCGCTGCACAGCGTTGAGCGCGTCTTTGCGCTTATCTTTCGCTCCGACAACGTCGACCAGGACGTGATACTCAGATCCCAGATCGGTGCGGATATTCGAACCGCCATTTGGCCTGAATACCATTATTGCCTTCGACAGGTCGCCCGGGTCGTCGTACATCAGCTGCTGCACCGTGAAGCCGGCAGTTAGCCCGGCATCGCCGAACATGTTCCGCACCCGCTCGTGCATCATGGGTGTCATAGCGAAAGCTCCTTGCGCATAACCGCATCAACGTTATCGCGCTCGTCATTTGCGCCTTTGGTCAGGAATTGCGGCTCACCATGTGGATCCCAGTAGTTGCCCTTTCCGGTCCCGCCGCCGAACTCTTTCGGTTTCTGCGGCCCGAACTCAGACCGGTTGCTGGTCACGCCGAAGTGCGCGCGCGGCTGGCCTTTCAGCTTGCCTGATGCCTCATGCACATACGCGGCATAGTTGGCTGAGTAACCGATGCGCCCGGTGATGAGCACGCCACCAGCGTCGATTTCCCGGAACTGGCTGTTAATCAGCGTGGAGGTGTCGATCGGGGTGTAATAGGCCGCCCGGGTGCCAATAAGCATCATCGCCGACTGCAGCGCGCGAATTACCTTGCGACCCTTAACGTCGTTGATGACATCGTTCAGGTGCTTTTTCGCCTGGCTGATGCCCTTCACTTTTATGCCCATGGCTACACTCCCGTAATTATCGCCCAGTCATCTTCCAGACCATCGAGAGTGTCGTTCCAGCGCGTCACGTGTCGTACCTCATCGGCACCGGCCACGACCGGATCAGGCTCAGCGCTAACACCTATCAGGATGTAATCGCCCTCATCAGCTAACGCATACGCAGTAAAGAAGGTGTTTTTTACGACAACCTCTTTACCGATGGAGCCGAGCTTTGCAGACAGGCCGCCGATGTAGTCGCACATGATGGTTTCAGGCGGTTCGTATGGGTCGACAGGATCGCCCCACTCGTCATTACCGCCTGCCCCCTTGCGCCATATCGTGCACGGCTTGTTGTAGGACCATGAAGCAGTAGACGACATCAGCCCTCCTTCCAGCGCAGCACCTTCGCGCCAGTCGCCCGGATGCGCGCGCAGTTGATAAACCACTCGCCGTCCGATTTTACGTAACCGGTGGTCTCCCGCCCGGTGTCAGTCATCACCCAGACGCGTACGAATGAGCGCGGCAGCCCGTGCTTAACTGATTTGTAGGTCATCAGCAGCCCCCGACCACCATGAACAGGCCCACGCTGTTACCGGCGCTGATCGGCAACTCGCTGGTGCAGCCACTGGTATCTAGCCGGGCCAGCGAGTCACGCAGCCAGGTGATACCATCGTCGCCGTACTCAAACGAGCGTGAAGCACCAGAAGGCGCGCCCTGCGATTTGATACGGCGCGCGCCGGACGATGTAGCCATGAGCGCGGAGGCATACATCAGGATCAGCTTCGCGGTGCACTCGTCATACCCTGCGCCATCGAGGCACGGGATGATTTTATTCACCACACAGAGGATCGGATCCAGCAGCGCTCCCGGGATGGAGTAACCCAATTCACCGAGGAACGCCTGCACGTCTGCCGCTGTGATTGGGTCAGCCATGGTTATTTCGCCTTCTTGATAGCTTCTGCCAGTGCTGCTTCGGCCTCATCAGCACGTTTTGTTTCTGCTGCCAGCGCGTCGGCGTGAGCCTTGTCTTTTGCTTCACCATCGGCGATTAGCTTTTTGTTCTGCTCCAGCGCGTCGGCGAGTTGCTTTTGCAGGCCAGGCAGGTCTGCCGTCTGCGCGGACGGAGTTGCCACTTCAAAGGAAAGCTTCTCGCCTTTCTTCTTGTCGGTTTCCTTCGCCTTGCCAGCGCTGATCCAGCGCTCAGCCGTTGCGTCGTCAACATCCACCACCGAACCAACCTCCAGTTTGCGGAGGTTGGCACCGGCGTGCAGGTTACTTGCCACGATTTCTACCAGTGCCATGATTTATCCTTAGCTTGATGCGTGAATGACGGAGTATTTGTTGTTGATGTCCTGCTTGACCATCAGGCCCATTGCACCCCAGGTACGCCAGATGTAGTCGCTGTTGTACTCAGGACGAGGAGATGCAACGGTACCGATAGCCTGGCCGACGATCGGAGCGATAACACCAGCGCCCAGTGGCACGATGACGATTTCGTTACCTGACAGCTGGCTGTCTTCTTTAATCGCCGCAACACCGGTCAGCTTCAGGATTTCATCCATGATCGTGCCGGACTGGAAGTTGTCGGAGAAATAGCGCTCCAGGTTGGAGATGATTTCGCCGGATACGTACCAGGTTTGCTCTGCATACTGGTTGTTTACGCGACGCATCTGATCACGCAGCGCGATTGCCCCGGCGCGGATAGCCTGAGACGTTGCGGTACCAGAGGTGAAGTCGATGTTAAGGCCGGAAGCGCCAAGGTCGATCTGCGCTACACGCTCATCGTCACGCAGCCCTTTCCAGGTCAGGCCGTCGAATACTGCGAAGTTGCCAGCCTTATCGCGGAAGCCGTTGAAAATGTAGTCAACGTAACGACGCTGAACGTCTTCAACGGAGCCACGCTGAGCATCCGACTGCGACTGCAATGCCTGTGGGCTGTTGAAGATTGGATCACGCCATTCGAACTTAAAGCCCGAGTCGTGGATAGGCACCATAGTGCCATCGAAGGAATAGCTGCGGGCATCGAGTGCCGCGCCGACCTGTCCGGACATGGATGTATGAGCCCAGCCGCGACCGCCAGTACGCGCGTAATCGTAACGGGATTGTTCGATGCGAACTGAGCGGGAAAGCGGCATCAGATCGTTCAGCAGGGTGAACTCAGTATTCGGCTCAAACTGCTGAAGTACCGTTGTGTCGAAAGCGCGGTACAGGCGGCGGATATCGTCAACAGCGTTCACCGCGTCGAGATAAGGTGCGTTTTCGGCATCGCCACGGAATTGAGTACGCGCCAGAAAATCAGCCGCAGCCTGAGCGCTGGCGTTTCGCTCAACTTCGAGAGCGCGCCATTGCGCCTGGTTCACCGCGAGGTTACCGGTCTTTTCACCGATAGACTTGGAGAATACGAACATATCTGCTCCTTATTTGATTACGACACGAAGCAGATCGCCTGCTGCCGTTGTATATGATTTGTCTTCCTCGACGTAGCAGCGCACTGACTCGTCGGCGGCAGCCAATTTGACTCGGCCGTTTGCAATAGAGAGCGCCTGCCCCTTGGTGTAGGTGCCAGCTGCAGCACGAACGTTTAAGAACATGCCAGGAAGAGGGTGAATACCTACGACAAGTTCGCCAGCAGGGATAGCGTCGTCCACAGACAGACAGCGCAAATAGTCTTTGTTAGCCACGTAGAGAATTGCAGCTTCCTTGCCGTCAATGGATGCCGTGAACTTGTCCGTTGCGCTGAAGAAGCCAATGGTACCCGGAGGAGTAGATGCCGCAGCTGCACCTTCACGGTTAAGCAGCGGATTTGGGAACACGCCACCGGCGTGGATGATATGCTTTCCGTCTTTAGCCATTTTTTACTCCGGCATTTCGCTGACTGATTGGGTGTTGGTGGCCTGGTTGCGGAATGCACCGTTCAGGCCGAAAGATGACTGGCACTTGGCGTACATCGCGTCGAGCGCCTTACCATCCAGATCCGCGACTTCTTCATCGCTCATGTTCATCGCCAGCTTCACAGCCGCGCGCTTTTCGCCCTTCTCTTTGTCAGAGTTGGCATTGATCTGGCTGTTAAGTGCGGTAACCTGCTCAGTAAGGACTTTCGCCCACGCTGGCATCTCTTCTCTATTGGTGGCCTGCTCTTTTTTCTTGGGCTTGCCGGTTTCCGGGTCGATTTCTTCATCGCCTTTTTTCTTGGCGGTGGCTTCTTCGGCCTTCATCTGGTTGTATGCGTCCATCAGCTCGGCATCGGACTTGCCTTCAGTCGGCTTACCAGCGGCTTGCAGCGCATTGATAATCAGTTCTTTCATCGGATCGTTCTCTCCGTTGGTTTTAATCTCGTACTCAGTGGGTTTGCGCACGACTTCTACAGGTTCGCCGACGAACACGGCCTTGCCGTCATCATCGATGAGGTACTTCTGCTTCAGGTATTTGGTGTCATTGCGGTAGATGAAGCTGTCCGGCCACACCGTTTCAGGCCAAAGCCACTTATCTTCGGTGTCACCCTCGCGCAGCTTGTCGCTGATGGCGCGGGAGATGTCGTCAAAAGAGAAGTTGGAGGCATTGGTGAAGAAGAATTTGGTTTTGTTGATCAGGCCATCGCGGGTGCAGTCGATTCCGTCAGCAAGGCGGACAACTTCAATCTGTTGCTCATCACCTTCTGAGTTAACGAAAATGCCCACGCCCTCTTCCGGCGTACCGGCGCCTGGCTCATCAAGTAGCACCGCCACATGGTCAAACATCATGTTTGTGGCAATCTCGTTGTACTTTTTCCCCTTCGACTCGCCGTTGGCGGCGATGCCTGAATACAGCAGGCCGGTGGAGATGTGGATCGGGTCGGAGTTGGTGCCAGCCAGCATTTCATCCAGGCGGTTAATCAGGCGTTTGCCCTTCTCGCTCGACTCGGCGTACTGGCGGTTAACGTACATGTCGCCCGTCACCTTCCCCTCCTTGTGGCTGACGTTCTGTAGCCAGGCCCCGACGTGGTACTCGTTCACCGCCCGGACATCGCGCGCCGACACATGCTTGCCGTCCACTTTAGGGTGGCCCAGCGGCATCGGGTTACGCTCAAGCGTGTTGTAGGCCTTTTCGATTTCTGCTGCCGGGTACAACTTCCGGTTCATCACGATATCGTCCACGACAGGCGTGATGCCGCGAACCACGATATGTGGCTTGCCGTCGATGGTTTCAGTGGTGATGTTTGAAGCGGAGTTGACGACGGTCAGCACGTTCACGCGGTTGCGTTTCATGCTGGGTCCTCATTGGTGGATTTCAGGCAATAAAAAACCCGCCTGAGCGGGTCTTAAGGATTTCGTGCTTAACGAAATTTCAATTCTTTTTTTGCATCGTGAGCAATTTCGTTAATGACTTGTTGAAGCAACTTAATTCTCTCATCATAAATTTCTTCCTGAGGAATTCCTTCTTTGAACATTTCTCTTAATTTGGTGCTGGATTGCTCAAAAAAATGTTTTACCAAATCGTTAGTTTTAGCGCTAAGAGAAATGGGAGCCAGAGCCAACTGACGCTGTATGGCAATACGCAGACTTTCGCCCTTATCCCATGGGATATCTTCATCAAACATTGTAACTTTGCCTTGTCGCTCTCGACGATAATGACGCCTTACATCTTCGAAAAAAACTTGCAACTCAAAGAGATTTCCAACCAATTCGTTGTAGGATTGACTTTTCTTCTCCCACCATTTTTCATGATAAAAGCGTCTTAATGCAACATTCGCTGTCACTATTGCGGCAATGACACCAGTGATTATCCCAACTCCAGCTTTTGAGAGAAAATCCATAACATCAAATGAAACGGCGGGCATGCGGTCGCTCCGGTTGTAATGATTTCTTTGTAGATTATCATTTTTTCCATGACTTTCCCTCCTGGGATAGCTTATCAGCCAGCCCCTCGTTAAAGATGCTGCCGTCGTCGTTGAGCAGGACCGGAATCTGGCTGCAATAGCAGTTGTACCGATTGCCATTTTCAGAGTAGAAGTCCCGCACCTCTTCGGTGGTGTAGACCTTGCCGTGACGGCTGGCGTGCCAGCTGCGAGTGGTTGGCTTGAGTGCTGACAGCCACATCAGGCCGGTATTCAGCCCCAGCCTGTCAGCAGCCCAGTCCGTTTCGTTCCATTGAGCTTCGCGCAGCGCGCCGACCTGCTCAGTCTGAGCGATGTTCTTCGCCTTCGACATAGACACATCGAGGCGCTTACTGATGACGCTGGCCGTCTCGCGAGGATTCACGCCGCGTGCTACCGCATCGGTGATGATGTTGATTAAATCGCCTCGGGCTGTATCGCTGATAACCTTCCAGTCACTAAACGTTGTCAGCCTGGCCGCCGATATCTGGTTCAGATAACCGGGGCTGCTTAAAAGTTGCTGTAGCGTCGTCTGGCTGGCGTACACCTGCGACTGCACCGACAGGTTGGTGAAAGCGTTTAGTGTGCCGCGGTCGAACTCCGCAATGACGTAGTCCATCGCCCATAGGTTCTGGCTGCCGCCATCAAGAAGCTCATCATCCAGAATCGACTGCACAACCTGCAGCAGGTCGGCCAGCTCGGCCGATGTCATGTCGTAGATGAACTTACCGGCATTGACCTGATACAGCGAAGGCTCAGCGCCATCGTTGTTGCACATATTCCAGGTCCGTTCGGCGTTAGTTTCTCGCTGCTGTCCGGTAAGACGCTGATCAAACAGCGTCTTAAGCCTGCGCTTGATGTTCAGATACCGGTCTTCGATATCATTGAACATCCTGCTTACCTGCCGCGATGACTGCGTGGGGTCAGTTTTGTTGCGCGGTACGATCGGCGTCCCGATTCTGGTTTGCGCTGTCATCATCATCTGTCAGCGGATCCTTATCGGTTTGCTTTACATCAGGGTTAGGTGGTTGCAAGACCTTGCGAGGCTCCAACTCACCGACTGCGCGGATTTCGTTTTCATCCACCGCCGGTGTTCCGTATGCCTGTTGGGTATCTTTCGCCACAACAGCCATCGCCTGCATATTGGCAATCTTCTCTTTCTCACTCGGAGCGAGCAGATCAGACCATGCCAACGTGACCTCTCCGGATGATGGCGGGTCAATGACACCAACCGTCCAGAAGCGCTCAAGGACGCTCTCGACGACCATCGACTGGAATCCCCAGCGGCGACCGTTACAGCGCTTCGCCCAGTCTGTTTTGTCCTCATCGGAGGCAAGTCGCCCCGTCTGCTGACCAAACAGAATGGTGAACGGGCATTGAATCGAAGATGCAAACTCGTTGGCAGCCACTGTCCATGTAGGGGATGGATCTGCAGCTGCAACGGAGAGTACCGACGGCGTACCAGCCTGCATTACCAGGGCGGCATCAGTGCCACGGTTCATCTTGGCGACTTTGTCGTTTAGCGCTTCTCCAAGGTCTTTGTAGCCAGCGTCTGTGGCTGCCTTGGTCAGGTTGGCAATATTAGTCTCTTTGTCGAACGCGATCCCGAGCTGGCGACTGGCATTCTTCAGGAACCCTTCGGCACTACCACCCGATACCTTTTCAAGGTCGAGCAGTTTGTTGTAGCCCGCGCGCAGGAAAGGCACGCCAGAGAGCATGTTCTCGTCTTCTGAGCCTTCGCAGAGGATGATGATTCGCTCGGGGTGTACGGTAACGCCGCGCACCGGGCCATACGTACCATCATCACCAACGGGCTGCTCGTTGAAGTTGTACGAAACTGGCTGGCCGTACGTTTCTGAAAGCGTGTCGGTATCGAAGTTTCCTGGCTTGATCTGCGATTCCCACGCGGGGATCAGCTTAACAATGGGTCCATTACCGATATTCCGTAGGGATTTAACCTTCGCGCGGTCGACTGGCTCGTGCCATTCCCTTCCGTCCCGGAACTGAATGAGCAATGCCGAGTATCGGCCAACGAGATTGCGGCGATCCGCGTCCTTAATTTTCGGCCAGTGCTTCTTTAGCAGCTTAGTGGCTGATTTCTCCCAGTCCGTTGTCTCAGTTGACTCTTTGCCGTCGTCGCCATCGATGATCGTCGGGTTATCAACCCAGCACGAATCAAGAAGCTTATGGACGGCGGCAAACGCCACCGCGTTGCGCTCATAGGCCCGGTAGTATCGGTCGAACTCGAGGCTGTTGGGGTAGCCGAACTCATCCCACAACTTCGTGCGTTTGGTGTTTCCCGGCTGGCCCGCGTACAGCATGCGCTGCCGCCCGATAGCATCAGCAAGGGCATTAACGAGGAACTGCTCCCCGGTGCTTAATTCACTCACTGATGAGCTCCTTAGAAGAATACTGCGCCGACCTGCTTGTGGTTGTTCTTCGCTACCGCAAAGTAACGGAAGCCGTCAGCACCGTGTGATGTGAAGTCATGAAGCGGTTTGTCTTTCCAGCACCCGCGCTTGTCGTCCCACTCCTTGCGGTAGCCTTCGAGGTGAGATATGCCCTCGGCACATTTCTCCTCATCGAAGATGCAGGATGGGAGTATTTCACGCACCGACTCAATGCCGGTATCGACACCAGTTTTAGGCACAACGTTGAATGTCATTGAGTACACCTGACCGTCAATTTCATAGCCTTCCTGCGCAAGCTCTTTGCGCGATTTAGCATCAGCGCCGAACTCGCGGTTTTCTATGTCGTGTGGACCCCAGTGCTCGCCGTACTCATATCCGCGGTCTTTCAGCACCTTCATGTAGTGCCTCAGGCCTTCGCCGGAATTTTCGTAGTAGTCGATGACATGGAACTCGGTCCCAACCTCGCGAACGAACCAGATAGCCGTGGAGTCGCCCACGCCGATATCCCAGAACGTGTGAACCGGGAGGTGCGAGTTGTCCGGGATTTGGCCGATCCGCTTATTGGTATAGAGCCAGCGGAACTGTTTGGCGTAATACGCGCCCTCGACCGACTGCTGGAACGCCTCGGCCGGAATGGTCGGGTATTCGCGCTTCATGTCATCGCCGAGCGTTTTCTCTTTGGCGTAGTACCAGGCTTTCTGGCGGTCGTTAACGACTACGCCGTGCTTCGCCTCCATCTCAGCGAAGTAATCAACCAGGCGTTGCGGTAGCGGCTCTACCGGGTCGATGGCGTACTGAGGATTCTTCCACCAGGAGAAGAAGAAAAACTTCCAGTCCAGGGCGGATAATGGCTTACCCTGCAGTAACGCTTTCTCTGCTGTCTGGCAGTAATCGAAGAAGTAACCCGCCCGGCCCTCTGCTGTGCTCTCGATAGTAGCGAAGCATCCGGTAGATACCGCCTCAAACGCACCAGTGACGATCTCACGGGCTTTGTCCGGATACTTGGCGCATATCTTCCCGAACTCAGAAACGTGCAGGTAGCGCAGCGTACCGCCACGAAATGACGTGCTGACGTAGAGTGAGCCGCCCTTCTTGAATACGAGCTCCCCTGAGGAGTCATTGCTCGCTGGGTTGGCCGCCTTTATCTCTGCCGGCAGCTTGTCATATGCGTACTTCACCTTTTCTCGGAACAGGCGCTTTGCGTCATTCAGCGTGTGGGCAATCAGCGCGCACTTCGCCGACTCGAACAGGGCCGCGTCGAGCTGAATGATGCACACCTCTGTGGTGAACCCGAGCTGGCGAGCTTTCAGAATGATGTTGCGAGTGTGGATCCCCTCGAAGTATTCCCGTTGCTCAGGTGTCATCCTGAACCGCGTTGGCTTACCCTCTTTGTCGGTGATCCAGTAGAGATTGTTAAGCCGCCAGTCTTTGTCGGCCAGCAACTTGATGTGCTCAGGTTTCATTACGCCCCCTGAGACAGAGAATCCATCAGGTCAGAAAGTTGCTTAACAGAGTTGTCGCCTTCCGGCCCGTCGATATCGTAGGCCTGACGCTCAAGCCCGATCAGATTCTTCAGCGCGTCGCTCAGTGCCTTAACCGACTTAACGCGCTCCGGCATGCTGATGACCTTGTGGTAAATCTCATTGAGCTTGTCCTGGCCCTTATCGTCAGGGTTGAACATCAACTCTCCGAGCTTCTCCAGTGCGGCCACGTCTGCGCACTCCGCGCCCAACTCATCAAACAGGGCGTTGGTTATCTGCCGGGCGCGCTTAATGTCGCCGCGATGCTCCATGCGGACGTTGGCAATTACCTCAGCCGTCGCCTCGATGAGTACGCGTTCGTTAAAAGTGACTTCACTGCGTACCTGTTTGCGTACCTCTGCTTTGCGTACCAGATCGTCAGCGCGTTCTTTCACCTTCGCATTCAGATCACGCGACCAGTCGTCACGCTTTGCACGCTTACGGATAGCACCTTCGCTGATACCGTGTTGTGATGCTATTTCTCGGAGGGACATCACTCCGGCCCGGTACGCCGTCTCGATGGCCTCCCAGTCCGGTTTGGTCATTCGTTACTCCGTAGTTTGTTCTTCTGGCTGTTCAGTCTGCTCTGCCGGCAGTGGCGTAAACTCCACTCGCTTCACATCTGCAGGTGCGAAGTACAGCCACTGACCCGTTTCGGTCGCCAGCGGTACAAAGCCGTTAACCAGTTCAGGCTGGCTACGAGTCATCTTGCCTCTGAAGGTTTCGCCTGTTTAGGTTGTTAGCGTGATTTGATAGATGTCGGACATTGAGAGCCTCTTTATCCGCTTATGGGGATATTTGGGTGATTATCCGCTGTAGGGGATAATTCAAGACCACTACAGATAGACCGTGGCTGTCCAACACTGTTGGACACGGTTTTTCTACATCAAAGACCACTAATGAAGGGGCCGCAGTAAAATAATAAGAGACCACTATAGAAGCAGAACTCGTCTGCCTCGTTTTTCTATAGGAGGTAACATGTTTTCAGAAGTAGAGATTTCTTTCGTCATCGCCATCGCCCCATCAATCAACCAGATCGTTAAAACTATTTGTCTGGCAATTAAACTGGCGCTCTTGAAGCAATACGGCATTATCAAGCCCACCCGCAGATAGGCTTTGTAATGGCCTGCTTAGTTAATCAGCAATTCAGGCTGCGTCACCTGCAAGATGTGCTCATGCTCAAGCTTCAGCACGCGTTTTTCCTTCTTCCGCTCATTCATCAACCGGCTGCCGATCGTGCCTTTCAACTTTGAGCGTGTTTCTTTGATTGCGTAGCGGTGCTGCATTTCTTCGCCCATCGCCATACGTCGGCTAAGTTGCTCGGCCATCCAGTTAAAGGCGGCGATGTACTGCTCTTTAATCGCGGTTGCCGTCTTGCCGGTGAAGCCCATTACAAGCATCATCCAGCCATCTTTCGTGATGTTATACATCAGGCGCATCTCGCCTTTCTTATCGAGGTATTCAACGGGCTCAAAATTGAGCCGGTTAAAATCAGGGGAGCAATCTGACTCCAGCCGCTTGATAGTGCGAAGAACGTTTTTATGCGCCTTGCCGAAATAGCGGGCGATCTTCATGGACGTTGTGATGACTTTTCCGTTAGATGGCATAACCATTTCGCGGAAGTCGAAGGACGGAATAACTGACGGATTATTCATAGCGTCTTTACCTTTTAGAAAGTGAGCCTGTCTCACAGAAAAGCCGCCCGAGAGAGGTCGCCACCTATAACGGCATTTCTCAGGCTCGCTTACTGAAAGGCTCTCGTTGAGATGCGCGTGAGATGCACATAAAAAAGCCCCGCGGATGCGAGGCTGTGAGAATTTGCTACGTTTAAAGTCCAGAGGAGAGACTGTGTCAGAACCTCAGGGATGAGGTTCTTTGTCTGTAACCTGCAGTTTTCTTATCGCCGCCCGGTCGTAATTGCATTGCCCGACGATCCCGTAAAGTGTTGCGTTCATCGAAACGCTGTCACCGTATGAGGGATTGTCTGGCACATCAATGCGAGATGTCAGATCCGCCGGAAGGTTCAGGACCGGCTGCTTTATCACGCGGTATTCCACGGGCGGCTTCTGCTGCTGCGCGCAACCGCTCAATAGCGGCATCAGGAACAGGAGCAGCAGCGCACTTATCTGCCGCCAGGTAGCGCTTAATCTCGCTCTGTAGCATTCGGTTCTGCTTGGCCGATTCAGCCCTTTGCTCTGCGACCTCAGACATGACCACGTTTTGCCTGTTAACAGCGCCAGCAAGCTCTTTAACGCTCCCCGCCAGATCGTCATTTTTAGCCCTCAGGTCGTTGATCTGAACATCCTTGCTGTCGTTAAGTTGTGTCAGCCTGTCGTTCGTCGCCGTCAGCTGATGATTGCGGGCATTTAGCCCCCACAGGCAGATAGCGACAAGGATGATGAACGCGCAAGGAATGAGAATGTGCGCATTATTTTTGAAAATGCGGAATAAACTGATTAACCCGAACATAAAACCCCCTTAGCTTTAGTCAAGCGGGCTTTCCTGTCCTCCAGTCCGTTGGTACCACCGTTGATGATTCTGGTGATGCGGCTAACATCATCTAAGTCAGCGATAGCGTTAAGTCCGTGATTGCTCCACCAGGCAGCGGCGGATTCAGCAGCATATTGAGGCTGAGTAAGTAGTTCCGGGCTCTTCACGATATCAACGCCAAGCTGTTTGACCAGCGCGGCGTAATTCGCTTTCCCCGTCACCTGAATCAGGCCGCGCCCGCGGTAACGATATCCATCACCACTGTTGCGATCGCCGTTCCCGTTCCGGTTGGCGTAGATGATGCTGCCAATCATTTTCTGGTCGGCAGGGTGAGCATTCTGGCCCGAATCAACTCGGCCATATTTGAAAGCATCTTCCTGGCTAATTCGATTGCCGAACATCGCCAACAATGCGCCGTAACGGTAATTCAGGCTCTCTTCCACATGCACGAAGCCAGATGATTCATGCCCCACCTGTGCGAGAAAGTGCGCCCGCCTTAACGGTGTGCTTATATCGTACTTCTGCATCGCAGCCAGCACGACTGGAAACCACTTTCCGGCCAGCGCCGCATTGGTGCCCGTTGCTTGCTGGAATTTACTGAGGGTCAGCATTTGCTTTGTCTCCCGGTTCATTCAGGCCAAGGCGACGGCGCGCATAGGCAAAAAGAGAATCCACCCCCACATACCCGACGCCCGCCGAGATCGGCCAGCAAAGTTCAGGGGGAAAATTCCAGTTGAAGATTGCCCATATAGCCGTAAGTGTCGGCTGAGCGAAGAAACAAAGGATCCCGCACATCGTTGCGCCGGCAATCCGGTCTTTCCACTTTGATTTCGCGCCGCGCGAGGTAGCGAGTATCGACATGACAAAAGCCAGTACCGAATAGCCAGCTTCGTTTTTGTGGTTTACAAGCCACGCAAGCATCACCGCCCAGGTATCTGGTCTGTCTTGCATAGTGGTTTTCTTCATGTTCGCACCTGCTTGGTGCTGGTTGATTAGGTCAGGCCCTCGGGACGGTTTAACAACAAGGCATGTCGAGGATGTTTCCCGGGGCCTGAAAATAAAAAAGCCAGCGACAGGCTGGCAATGTGAGGGAAAGGCAATGTCGGCTCTCTGGCCGAAGGGTCCCAGGTAAGGGTTCTGTGTGCGGCTTACCGCAAATAAAAAAGCCCAAGGCGTTAACCTTGGGCTTGAATTTTTTGGCTTCGGAACGACTGAACGGATTCCCAGCGTTAGAGACGAATCTATCCAGTTTTTCCGCGAAATGCAACACTTATTTTCTAAATACTTTCAATATTGTGGGAAATATTTTTCATCTCGTGACTTTTGAGAGAATAGAATCGGCCATAGACTCCTGCTTATGGCATTCGGCGACCAATTCCTCAAAGAGAGGCTGAAGTTGCTCATACGCTGCCGTTTTCTTTATCTCAGCAACAGTATTAACGCCTTCAATTACCGTCGAGAACTTGAGCCTTGCATACCCCCTGCCTCCGCAGCGGTCGCAGGCTTTCGTCACCGGCACGCCCTGAAGATCGCTTTCTGCCTTGTCCAGTACCTTGCCTTTACCATGGCAGCGACACGAATTGCTGATAACGCCTTTTCCGTTACACGGCTTGCATTTAACCCGAACCACTTCACGCGCCTGTGTCCAACTCTCCCAGTCGCTTGGGCGAACGGCCCGCGACATTTTCGACCAGTAAGGCGGCTTCCCCCATGGGTATGAGACCTTGTTGGTAAACACTTGCGCCTCTGTAAATCCGCCACCATCGCAGCAATCACATTTTCGAGTGCTGGCAGCACTTCTTGAATAATCCTGGTATGCAAAAGCGCAGAGAATCTTAAGCACGCCTGACCGCGCTGATTCATCGAGTTCCGACAATGCTCTGAATTTACCTGATAACTTCCGTGCCTGTTCATAGAGTCTCTCCAGTGCTATGTCGGGGCTACTAATGCCAATTTTCGAGAGGTAAAGATCGAAGCCAAAGCCACACTTCTGACCAGCAAGGCCAAGGGCTGCCATAACGTCGGTGCCGGTGAGGCTATCTGATGCGGTTGCGCGAGGAGAGTCACTGAACATCGGTGATTTAGGCGCAAAGTATTTAGCGATTGATTCGAGGTTCATTATGCGGCTTCCTTCTGTGGCTGATTGGTTTTTGTCTGGCTGTGGTTTGCTACTGGCGGCATGCTGGCGCGCTTAACGCTTTCTGCCTGGTATCGTAGGAAGTCGTTGTGGTTCATGCGGCCTCCTGTCGACGGGCGCGGCGTTTTTCCAGTGCGCGGGCTTTGCGTGTGAAAATGGATTTGATGCGCTGCAGGTATGGGATGTCGAATCGGCGGACGGAGTTATCGTTGTTTATCGCCTCAACTTTTTCGGCACCGATGCGCTCAATAAGGCCCTGTTCAAAAGCCTTTTGCGCGCCGTCCCGATTCCGGTTGCAATAGACACACTGGGCTGCGGTATTGTGAAGGTTGAAAGCGAGGTGCGCCGCTGCGCCGCGGGTACGGTAGTGGCCGCAGTCCATGGTTCCGCCAAATTTCTGCTCCGGCAGCCTGCCGCAGCTGATGCACGGCTTGCCCGCATCCCTAAGGCGGACGTACCGGTTGAAAGCTGTCTGCGCTTCAGATCTCCACTGCGGTTTCGTTTTTAGCGCCACCTTTCTTGCTTTCAGATCCCGGCGCTCAGCACGCTCTTTCTCTTTGCGCTCCTTGATGCGCTTAGCCGCGGCTTTTACCTTCTCTTTTTCGCGCTCCTCCAGTGCAAGGATTGTGCCATGCTCCGGGCAGCACCAGCAGATCCGGATGTCATGGAATTTGGGCACGAAGTATTCACCGCAGACTTTGCACTTACGGCGGGATGGTTTACGCATGTGACTTCTCCTTGTCGGATACCAGTTGATCAGAGAAGTCATCACCATCAATTGGCATCAACCATTTGGATGGGCAGTTGAGCGACGGTGTATTTACAATCTCGCCATCTGATAGCCAGCCTTTCAATTCCCTGTCCGAAGCTGACTCTACGCTCCACGCATCAAGCTCAATTCCGGTAAAGGTGCTCTTAAGGGTTCCCATGTGCTTCGTCAGCTTGACTGCTGCGCCAATGTTTTCAGAGATCATGCTGTTGATAATTACGGCTAGGCCGCCAGCTCTTAACTCACGCATGAGTCCTCCTCGCCGCGAGACGCAGCCATTTCTGATCCACTAGGCGGGCGGTGTAGTCCTTAAGGGTCGGGATGTCGGACGGCTTAACCGCGGCCTTGCGCTTGCGGCGCGCCGGGACGCGGAAGATTTCGTTTGTGATGACGCGGGAAAGTGGAGTAGACATCAGGCCTCCTGCTTATCGCGCAGCTGCTGGTACTCGCAACTTTGGGGAATGGTCAGGTGGCAGCCGATATTCATCGCCCAGGCTTCTACTTTGCACAGGAAGATGTACATCTCGCCGGTTTCCAGATCGGCGGTATGGCGGAGGGATTGCACGGTGGTAACCTCGCCGGACACGACGTCCACACGGTCTTTGCTTTCGTAGCCAAGATAGGTGTGCTTCATCGCGTCTTTAACCCACTCAGGCGTAGCGAAGGTCTTGCCGCGGGCGATGAGGTAATCGCTGATTTCCGTGTACCACATGTGGCTGAGCGCGTTCTGCGACAGGCTGCGCTTCTCGCGCCATGGCTTAACCTGAAGGCGGAAACATTGCCCGGCATCCAGCAACGGCTGAATCTGCTGACCTATGGCCGCGAAGTTGCCGCGATGGAGTTTGATGCCGTCTACTGGCAGAGTCATACGGCCTCCTTAACGGAAACCGCAGAATGCGGAAAATCGCAGGTGCATTTCTGCATCTGTGACAAGGTGAGGAGTTCAGATTGTGGTCGCATTTAAGTCCCCTTAAATGCGCAGAAGTCACCGGAGTTGTTCAGGCTCCGATGACATGATTATGGCTTCTTGATTCCAGAAAATCAAAGAATGATTATTAGTGGCGATACTCTAACTTATGATATCCGCAAGCTACTTCAATGAAGCGACGAGTCACCTTTTGCGTCATCCATGTTTTTTCAGTCAGGTGCCACACCCAGTGCAAAATTTGCTGATGTGTTGAACATGAATTAAGCGGTATGTTGTACTCATACGCAACATTGATAACAATGTGCCCTTCAATAATCTGCACCTGTTCCGATAATGTTTTTTCTTCTTCAATGATGCTGTTTACTGTTTCTTCGCCAAGGCTGTGCTTAGTCATATACCCTCACAAATTTGAAATGGAAGTTAAAGTGCTGGCATGTCTTTATTGTAACATGCCAGTAGCCTGGATTATAAATCAGTGAGATGAGAATTAGACTGCCGATATCACGCAATTTAATAACTTAGTCTATCGAATTGCCACCTCCTGAGGTGCTGACAACGTGCACTCGCATTCAACATTGCCAAGCATTTGCGGGCAGTGATAACTGCCACGACCTCCACATTTTGGGCATTTGGTTGACGTTTCCGCGTTTTCCCGAAAATTGTTGGTTGACGAATTCAAGATTTCCCGACAATGCGGAGAATTACCTGCCTCATACGCAACGCGCAACCAGTGGAAAAACACCTCCGTCATCACGCATCCACATTCGACGTCAATGGTGCCTGTCTGCTGCGAAAGCCACTGCCCGAATGGCAACTTTTCAGCCGTCTTTACAGGTTCGGCACCCTGAAGTATGGCGGAGCGGCAGTCATCAATCACCACTGCCAGCCGCTTTGCCATCTGAGTTGCCTTTGGTGTTGGGCATGGAAGCATCAAAATCCAGTCGAGAATCGCCTCAAGCTCTTTCAAGTCAGGCACAGATACCGGCGCTGGCGGGGCGGTGTAACATTTCGGACACTCGATATGCTCAATGCCCATCTCGCCGTGATCGATGTCTACCGAACCGTTACCACCACAGGCATCACAGCCGACTGGCTCCGCTTCGAGCGATGCCAGCGCGATACGCGCCAGCTCCAGAACCACCTCAGGAGTTATTTTTTCGCTGAAGTGCTTACGCGCTTTCTTTTCCGACCACACGACAGGCCACAAGACTTCTTTCGCGGCGGCTTCGATTTGCTGTAACTGCTCTTTGGTGAATTCTCTGGTAATAGTGCTCATGGCTTCACCTCGATATCAATTTTTAACTCACACGGAACGGTAACGCTGATGATGTCGTTTTTGTTGAAGTATGAGAGAGGTTCACCCTCTTCCTGTAAGAATATTGTCGTTCTGTCACCATGGTAGTTAAGCTTCCTTACCCGGTAATAAACTCCGAATATTTCCATTACCGTGTTTGGTCCGATTTCATCTGCACGTACCGATTTCAATAGTCTGACCATGCTCACTCTCCTTTAGCGGCTTCAGCAGCGACTTTTACGCCAGCTGCAACCAGGGCCGCTAAGACGTCATCGCGAGAAAACCACTCCCCAACAGGTGAAGGAGTAGGACACATATCTACCTCGTAACGCTCAGGAAGTTTCACCATCTTCGCTTCAAGCTCAACCACCCGCCTCTCGAGAGCATCTTTCTCGCGCATTAATCGCTCAACGGTGAGCGGAGGGAATCCGCTTTCTGCGGCTTCCAGCTCATCCAGCAGCGCCAGCACATCAGGATCGCCGCCTGGTCCGTAATCAGTTACGCGAGAGCGAGCATAATGGTCGTCTGCGAAGTCTCGACCCTCTGCAAATTTGTAGCCCTCACCATCTTTGTCGATGCGACCAGTACATCCGTATACGACACTTCCAGCACCGGCGCGCTGGATTGTCATGACAGAACCGCAGATGTGGCACTTCGGCGCGGGCTTCTCAGAGTAGCGCTCACGCAGAGCCTGTTTGTCGATGTTGCTCATTGGGCGGCTCCTTTCTTCACGCACATAACCACCAGGTTCATCCTGTCGTGTTTCCGAATTTCTGTACGGGCATCAATACAAGCCTGCTGTGAATTAAACTCAACCCCAGAAATATTCCCGCTGTTGTAGTAACCAGTGCTGAGTGATAACAGAGTCCAAATCATGACTGCACTCCTTTGCGAAGCTGGGCGGCGAAGTCGCCTGCATGCTCTCCGCATAACCACCAACTATCGCGTGTATCAGACGAAATGGCGTGCTTTGACTTTTCCGAGCATTTCTTAGCAAACATCTCCACACCCTGCGCCCGCACTTCAGCCAGGAAAGCGTCGGTGGCCGGGGTTCGCTTCATTTTGAGAATTTCGAACGCCTCGATCATTGCTAGCTCAGGCATACCATCATCCATGAGCTTTTCGGCCTTCTCGATCGCCTCAAACATCGAAGCACTATGCGGATTAGGACTCCACTCCTTCAGCCCCGCATTCTCCGCAGCCAGCACCGCGCACCTGGCTTCAAGTTCTTCGTATGTTGGTTTCATGCGACAGCCCCTTCGAATTGGTAAGAGATTTTAATCCCGAGTTTTTTAGCCATGGCATGCTCAGCGACGGCACCTTCTGACTCTTTCCACCCATGCAGCATGTGAATGGCGTCGGCGCAGCGAAGCATCGCCAGGCAGATGTCCATATACTCACGCTGAGACAAACCATCCGGGAGCGTGGCCGGATTCAATGCCACATGACCACCTGATAACATCTGCTGTGCTACTGCGTTAAACATCGGACGGTTGTAGTTTTCGTAACCCGTCATAGGTCCTGCGATGTAAATTTTCATACCCCTACCCTCCCCCAAACCATCAATACTCGTTTCATCGCCGGACTGTTCCGGCACTCCTGACAAATCACGTTTACCGACTCAGCACGGCGGCCGGCTTTCTTTTTCGGCTTCGCGAGCGAATAAACGCGATGACCTTTGGGACCTTCAAAATTCAGCTCGCCCGCGTTAACCATCACCGAAATAACGCTGGATATGCTCCGATAGGTGGCACCCATGGCCTCAGCGATTTGGGAGGCTCCCAACTTACTGCCATCACTCAGTACCGACATGATGCGCGCCGGGTAGCTGTTCTCGCTTTGTCGGCGGGCCTCAACGCTGCGGTAACCACCCTTGATTGCACGGTCCTTCAGGTAATTTGCTCCAGCGCCTTTAAGCCATTCCTGATAAGACGCTTTACTGGTGAAGTAACCGAAGCCCGCCATGCTGAAAATCATCTCCAGGCCACGCAGTGTTGCGATTTCCCGATCTAACCCCTTATCACTAATGCCAATCACAACTATAAGGTCAGCGCGCTTAACAGGCTGGTTAGCGGCCACGTAATCAACGATGCGTTGTTTTAAGCTGTCCATCTCACACCATCCCGTTCGACTTGTTGCGGTTGTACTTGGCCTGCAGCAACTGGATCGGCGTAGGCCCATGCTGGGCAGCCGGTGCCGCAATCGCCCGGCGTACCGGCGGAACTGGCTTACCCTCGGTGACGCGCTTCTCCCACATGTCCAGCAGGTCGCCCGCTTCGCGCGCCAGCTCACCATGCGTTAACTGGCGCTCAGTGCTGCGGTGGCGCAGTTCGACGCAGATGTGGTACATGACCGGCTGCGACCAGGGGAATTGCTCGCTGGAGGTGAATTCGAACGAACGGTTACGCCAGTCCCAATATTCGGCGATCACCTGGTCAACGGTGATGCCCAGCGCACCGCCACTCTGTTTGCACCAGGCGACGAACTGGCCCGGCGACGGCAGGAATGGGCGTACCTGACTGCGCGCTACTCGCATGCCGGCATCGACCTGCTCCATTGAGTGGATCCCGTTCTCCTGAAACGCCAGCAGCCACTGACGGCGGAATTCGTTCAGGTCTTCCTGAGTGCGAAAGTTCGCCATGCTGGCCGGGAACGCGGCGCGCAGCTGATTGAACAGTCCGTTGAATACCTGAGCTACCTGCTCGACCGGCGCGCGTTCCTGGTACTCTTCTGGCAGGTTATGGGCCATGCGACTCATCTGCTCGCGGTCATGGTTACGCATCTGCTCTGCAAGAGATTTCATGGCATCACTCCATAGGCCCAGTCAGTGTTGTTGAAGTCCAGATCCGGCTTACTTCCTCGCTGCCCACCTCCGGCATTGCGCTGCATTGTCAGCTTGTCCCACTGCTTACGCAGGCTTTCCGGGCTCAGGACGTTTGTCTGCCAGAAGTGGTGTTTGCTGGCCCAGTCGTACAGCGCGCAGATGTCCTGGTGCGACCGGTTGTCTATCTGGCGCATCAGGCGAACGGTGTTAGACCAGAAGGTCATGTCCGGGGCTTTGCAGGTTGGGTTAATCTGCTTCACTCTGGCAGATATCCACTGGGCGGTTTTGAGGTCTTCAGCCGATCCCCACTTCGCTCCGGATGGGGTGTAGACTGCAGCTTCAGGATGGGCTGATAAAAATTTCTTCAGACGTGCGTCGGAGGATTCGTCAGAATTCTCGGACGAAGATCTTTTAATACTGTTCTTGTTCTTGTATTGGGTGTCTACCGTTTTCGGGAAGGTTATTCCTGATTTCGGGAAGGATTTTCCCGTTTTCGGGAACTTTCTTCCCGTTTCCGGTTTGTCTAAAATCCAGGCTGAAAGGTCAGTATTTACACCGACAATTTTCATCATTCCCTGCTTCTGAGAGAAGATGATTTTGCGCTCAGCGAGTGACTTTAGAGCATCGGAAACGTGGGTATCACTCAGGCCCGTAAGCTCTGCGATTACCGTATTTGTAACGCGGTCCTGTTTCTTGTTCCAGCCGTAGGTAAGCCAGATCACCGCCTCGAAACACTGCCATTCCCGACCTGACAATCTCAGGCGAGGCTTAAGCTGCTGGATCTCGTTAGCGACTTTGGTATACCCATTCGACAGGTCGGCCATACGACCTCCCGTTTTTTCGGTATTGGTTGGGAAATTGATAATTTCAGCAGTATTTGACATACTTACTCCCGTTACCTGACGTAACACAGTGTTTGGAAGGCCTTTGAAGTTACCGCTTCAAGGGCTTTTTCTTTTTTGGTGCCTCTCACATAACCCCCAGCATCGACGTGACCATCGTCATAAGCGGTCCCACTTGCTCCGGCATGAGGCGGAACAGCGACGCTATACCCTCGCTGACCTCTTTCAGCTTCTGATGCTCTGGTGCGTCCAACAGCACGGCCTGCTTAGCTTCGGCACACTCTTTCATCGCAGTAGCGATCAGCGACATCGTGTCGTTCTGCGGCACTAGGCGGTTCCTGTGCTCCAGCGGCAACACGGACATAATCGCCGGTGTCAGCTGCCGAATGTTGTTGGCGGCATATTCGGTATCGCCATCAATCCAGCGAAATACTTTCTGCATCTGGCGGTGCGAGTCAGTCGGGATATCCAGACCGGTGCCGCCAGTGGCCCGCCACTCTTCCACAATCAGCGCGGCGACAAATTCACGGCTGCGGCAATCAGCTGCCCAGGCGCGAACTGCTGCGCGGATCCCATCGATGTTTAACGCCTTGGAATCAGCTTCCCGGCGATTCTGGTAAATCATCGGTGGCACCGATAATTTGGTATTTTGTTGGTACGCAAGTGAATGCATTGCTTTCCCTTTCGTGGTTAGGGCCGCCGTTAAGCGGCTTTTGGTTTACTGATTTCAAGGATCTGGTTCTCGGTAAACTGACCACCAGATGCAGCTGCGATTTTGGATGCATAACCTGTTTCGCCGGTGTAATCGGTACGCGGCAGGCAACCGCTGTTAATCCACTTGTAAATAGCGCGGGGAGTGCGCCCGCAAGCCTTCGCCACCACCGGTACACGGATTTGCTTGATGATGTCGCCAAGGTTTTTAGGTTGCATTTGTTAACCCTCAAATTGAACTGTAAGTACATATTATGTCGGAACTGATAGTTCACGCAAGTGATATTATGATTGAACCCATGGTTCAAGAAGAAAGAGCGCGTAAAGAGTTCTCCCAACGGCTAGCTCTGGCCTGCGATAAAGCTGGTTTACCTGCACATGGTCGTCAGACAGAGTTGGCAAAACTCATGAAGCTGACACCTAAAGCGGTAAGTAAGTGGTTCAATGGGGAGGCTATTCCAAGACGTGGGAAGCTGCAGGAATTGGCGGCTATACTTGGCACATCCTCGTCTTTCCTGCTGGGCGATAGTGCGGCAGATGGCATATCTGAAGGGCATATGGCGATGAGGGACGATTCTTTCCGTGTAGACGTTTTCGATATACAGGCTAGTGCTGGGCAGGGAGTTCTCGTGCGAGATGAATTCATTGAGACCATCAGATCCATAGAGTATTCAAACGAAGAGGCTCGCACGGTCTTCGGTGGCCGCCCAGCTGACCACATAAAAATGATTGCCGTTAATGGCGATTCGATGTCTGGCACGTTCGAGCCGCGAGACCAGATCTTCGTCGATGTCAGCATCGACTGCTTTGACGGTGACGGCATATACATTTTCGTTCTGGACAATGATCTCTACATAAAGCGACTTCAAAAGCAGCACAAAAAATTAGCTGTGATTTCAGACAATAAAAAATATGAAACCTGGTACATTGAAGATGGTGATTTTTCTTCTCTCCGCATCTGCGCGAAAGTGCTGGTAAGCCAGTCAAGGGCATACAGATTTCATAGCTGAGGAAGTTAAGCATGGAAGCAATTAAGGTTACAGAACTGAGTGATGGAAGCGCCTTATACGAGCTTGGCGATCATTTCATCACCTGCAAATTAAGCCACGATAAACGTTGGCAGCTAGGTGCTTTCAAACGTGATGAAAGCAATCTTAGAGATGACACTCTGGCGGTTTTGAAAAATGAAAAATTCATGTTTATGGTTGAGCTCGGCGGGCAGCTTTCTCCTAAGCCTCAATGCATAGCTGTTAACGGGCGATTTTTATTTTCTATCCATACCGGCAAAGACAACAACATGGCTGCAGCCATAGTCATGGATAACACCGGGAAAGAGTTATTCAAGATAGAAACTTCCACTCACCTCATCAGTTCGGCCATATCTGAATTTGGCCGCTACATCGCCCTATCGTTTGCCGGTAGCAAAAACAAAGATGATTTTTACGCGCACCGGCTTGAGGTCATAAACATTGATACCGGAGAGGTGTTGATGTCCGTTATCAAAACAGACTTCCTTCGACACGCTGAACTTTCAGTTGTTGAGCCAGACGGCGGCCTTTTCGCAACTTTCAATGGTCGCACAAGGCTTGTTGATGTGACGAACCTCTAATAAATCAAACCAGCCCCTACCCTCCTCGACTCAATCAATAAAAAACTCAAAAATATTTCTCCTTAAAGTTCATAAAGATAATCGCATATGAACTTTCCATTCACATTAAATGTACTTTTGGTACTTTACATGAATGAACTATTGGTACATTATCAATCCATCGAAACGACATCGACAGCTGAGCGAAGTTAGCCAGCGGCGGACAGCAAGTCGCCTGCTTCTTTAACAACATGCAGATTTACAGCGTCAATGACCTGTTAAGACCCCCACACGAAAACGTGCTGTATCACCGGGTGCGATCCGGTCGGTGAGAGAGTATCCCCGCGCGAGAGCGAGAACGGCGTGAGAACGGGCAACACTGGCAGGGAGTTGGCGCTGATTCAACTTAGAGGAGTAATTCCAATGCAGCAGTAAAGCGGACAGACCGCACTTTCAAGCCGCAGTAATGATGCGGCCCCGAGTCTCCATGAGAGAGCCAGACGCAGGTCCGAACTGCAACATACCGCTGGTCAGGGTTGATCGAGGAAAAGGGTATTCCGGTAAAGCAGCGCGAACGCCAGACGCGCACCGGTTATGAGCGGCGATGAGCGACAAGGACTCAAGGGCATGAGCGCTGCCACTGCGAGAGTGTGGCGAAGTCGAATAAGCCGCCTTACCAGCGGCTTTTTCATACCTCAGTCGCTTCACCGAGGCGGCTTAGTTATGACAACCGGCGGCCATCCACCGCCCATTAGCGCAGAAGTCTTGTTTAACGTTCGGCGGCGCGGCCTTAAGCGCGGAGATGATTATGAGCACCGGAATCGGAAATCACGAGTTCAGCACGAACTATCGAAATATCTACAAACCAGACCTGGCCATCTGCCCTTATTGCGGATATGAAAGCTGTGAAGCTGACCACTGCGATGTAGGGATCGGCATGGTTCAGTGTGGTCCGTATTACTGCCCACGATGCCGTGCATCCGAAATTAGCAGCCTGGATATGCGACAGCTCACCGACCGTGAAAAATAAACCGGGTGGTTTAAGCCTGATAGCCCGGTAAGCGATGTCGCCAACACGGTCAACGGCCAGTTGGTTAATCATAAAGAAGCCAAGCAGGCGTACGACATTGGCTTGCTCGATGTGAAGAAATTAGGCCGGGAGGCATCATGACAGTCACCCACAACGGCAAGCAATACACCGTAAAGCGCTGCGCCCTGAACAATAACGAATGGCGGTTAACGTCGCTCACCAATCCGAGAGAGCAGGTCACGATGAACCGCTGGCAGATGCACGTTTCTGGATTACTGGCTCAGGTGGAGGGTAAAAAATGATGTCTCACTACGGCACGACCCCACTCATTCGCCAGTGCGTCACGCCCGGCATGATGGCAATGCATGAAGGCCGAACCTATCGCGTCTCAGCAGTCATTCAGGAGCGCAAATGGGTGTACCTGCACACCGATGCAGAAATCATACGCCTCAGTGACTGCGTGATTGACGTCCTTCTGGACGGTCACGGCAACCCTATCCAGCACTAACCACCCCATTCAACCGATCGGCCTGGCATTACGCGGGCGGGATCTGCACATCCAAATTTCAGGAGAAACCATGAGCGAAGTAACGGACTTAGTCGTCATTGAGAAACAGAACGCAATGGCGATATTCACCACCAAAGAGCAGCTCGACCCGATTATTGAGGCGATCGAGAAAGAAGCTCGTAGCCTGGTACCGGATTTGTCGACCCGTAAAGGCCGCGACGCTATCGCATCTATGGCGCATAAGGTTGCCCGTTCCAAAACCTACATCGACAACGCCGGTAAGGATCTGGTTGCTGAGCTTAAAGCCCTGCCGAAGCAGATCGACGAAAGCCGCCGCATTGTGCGTGAGCGACTTGAAGCGCTGAAGGATGAGGTGCGCCGCCCTCTAACCGAATGGGAAGCCGAGCAGGAACGCATCAAGGCTGAAGAAGCCATGAACGCGATGCACGCCGAAGCGCTGGTGATGAATGAGAACATCGATTTGCAGCGGGCTATTCAGTTCGAAGCTGACCATGAAATGGCCCTGCTGATGAACAAGGATATTGACCGCGAACGCGAAAAACAGCGACGCCTGGCGGAACAGGCTCAGCGTGAACGTGACGAGCGGCTGAAGCAGGAGGCGGCAGAACAGGCCCGCCGCGATGCCGAAGCGAAACACAAAGCTGAGATTGAAGCCGCAGCGCGCCGTGAAGCCGAAGAGAAAGCGCGTGCAGAACTGGCCGAACGCCAGCGCATTGAAGCGGAACAGCGTGCGGCACGCGAGAAGCAGGAAGCAGAGGCTCGGGCGGAACGCGAAAAGGCCGCGGCGGTTGAGGCTGAGCGCCTGAAAGCAAAACAGTCCGAAGCAGCCCGTTTGGCTGAAGAGAAGCGCATCGCTGATGAGAAGGCAAAACGTGAAGCTGACGTGAAACACCGCAAGACAGTAGGCACCAACATCGTTAATGCGCTTACCAGCAACACCAGCTTAACCCGCGAACAGGCTATCGAAGTGCTTACCGCTCTGAAAGATGACCTAATCCCCTGCGCGAAAATTCATTACTGAGGCAACCATGAACGCATACCTCACTTGCGACCGCATCGAAGATCGGTGCTGGGTTGAGCAGCAGCTTACCGACGAGAGGGAAAAGTGGATCGACGACCGGGCACAGCAAATCATCGACATGATGCCGAAAGAACCGTCCGGCCTCTTCCACTTCTCGGTCCCGATTCACAACACACCTTACTGCGGACTTCGCAGCGATAAAGCTGGCGAGGCCTACAACGATTTCATTTCGGTAGTTGCTTACGCCCAGGCGGAATACGACTGGGAACACCGTACCGGCTGCCCGTTTTAATTTTTGAGGGAATTAACAATGAGCACTGCACTTTCCACCATGGCCGGGAAACTGGCCGCACGCCTCGGCATGGATGCCAGTACGGACCTGATGAATACGCTGAAGAATACAGCGTTCAAAGGTGGCAACGTAACTGATGAGCAGTTCACAGCCCTGCTGATCGTCGCCAACCAGTACGGCCTTAACCCATGGACCAAAGAGATTTACGCATTTCCAGATAAAGGCGGGATTGTCCCGGTCGTCGGCGTTGATGGATGGGCTCGCATTATCAACGAACATCCTCAGTTTGACGGCATGGAGTTCTCTTACGACAAAGAGGAAGGCGCGTGTACCTGCAAGATTTACCGCAAAGACCGTAAGCACCCGACAATCGTCACCGAGTACATGGGAGAGTGCAAACGCAACACTCAGCCATGGCAATCCCACCCCACCCGCATGCTTCGCCACAAGACGCTAATCCAGTGCGCGCGCCTGGCATTTGGTTTCGCTGGCATCTTCGACCAGGACGAGGCTGAGCGAGTTATTGAAGGAACAACGGCAGAGGTTCATGCGGGCCATGAATCAGATAGCCGCCGCCCGGATCTGATTGCAAAAGGCGAGTCTGCCGCACGTCTTGGAACCGTTAAGTATCAGGAGTTTTGGGTAGCGCTGAGCGCTGAAGAGAAGCAGGTGATCGGCGCAGTAGAGAAGCGACGCATGTATGACATGAGTCTTGCTGTAGACAACGCCGAACCTGTCAATGTCGCAGAGACGGAGGCTGAATGATGGAGCAACGCACCCCTGAATGGTTTGCTGCGCGCTGCGGAAAAGTCACAGCCAGTCGCCTGGCTGATGTCATGGCCCGGACTAAGTCGGGCTACTCCACCAGCCGCCAGAACTACATGGCCGAGCTGATTTGCCAACGGCTGACCGGGAAGCTGGAGGAAGGGTTTTCGAATGCAGCGATGATGCGCGGAACTGAGCTTGAGCCAGTGGCGCGCGAAATGTACGCGCTGAATGAGTTCGATGCGGAAATCACTGAAGTTGGACTCATCGATCACCCAACCATACCTGGATTCGCAGCCAGCCCGGACGGACTTGTTAACGACGACGGGCTTATCGAAATCAAATGCCCCAACACCTGGACCCATCTTGAAGCGCTGAAAACTGGCGAGCCAAAGCGCCAGTACATGCTGCAAATGCATGCGCAGATGATGTGCACCGGGAGGAAATGGTGTGATTTCGTTAGTTTCGATGATCGCCTGCCGCCTGACCTCGCCTATTTCAAGAAGCGAATTCATTTCGATGAAGAGCTGGCGCGCGAAATCGAGTCTGAGGTTAAGAGCTTCCTTGCAGATCTGGAATCTGAAATTCAGAAAATCACAGAGCGTGCAGCATGAAACGCACACCCTTCTATCGCAGGCCCGGACGAACCGGGCAATTCTCCGGCCTCCGTGAGCGTGTTATCTGGATGATTCAGACGCGCGGCCGCCCGGTAACGGGCAGCGAAATCGCCGAGAAGTTTGGCGTAACGCTAATCGAGTTTAACCGGGTCGCCAACGGCATTACCCGCGGCTCCGGACAGATAGATCAGATCGTTGAGTCGGAAAAATGGATCAACGAGGACGGCATCTGCGACCGGAAATTTAGCCTGGCCAGCAAGCCAAAGGTTGTAACGCCGCAAGGTAAATCACGGTTGTTCACCCGGCGCGCCATTGAGCAATCGCAGGAAGGCAGGCGGCAGGAGTGCATTGAACGTGCCGCCCGCCGTAGCCGCCTGATTGCTCAGGGCCTCTACATCGACGAAATGGAGTCCATCCTATGACTCACGCTCACGACGACATCAGGGTTGGCTCACTGTGCCTTCCCTTCATTGGTAACGGCTGGCTAATGCCATGGGGTGAAGTGGCCAGCAATCCATTAAAGGCGCAGCGGCTCGCTGAGGAATATCGGGAAAGGCAGGAGGCGGCATGAAATACGGAAGCGTGTGCAGCGGCATCGAGGCTGCCAGCAAAGCTTGGGAACCTCTCGGCTGGAAACCTGCCTGGTTCTCTGAAATCGAACCTTTCCCCTCTGCTGTCCTTGCCAACCACTGGCCGGAAGTAACCAACCTCGGCGATATGACCAAAATAGCCGATGCGGTGCGTGCTGGTGAAGTTGAAGCGCCTGATGTTCTGGTTGGCGGTACACCTTGCCAGGCATTCAGTATCGCCGGCTTACGTGAAGGTCTGTCTGACGACCGAGGACAGTTAACTCTCTCTTACGTGGAATTAGCCAATGCAATCGACGCAAAGCGCCGCGAACGCGGTGAGCCAGAATCAATTATCGTCTGGGAAAACGTCCCCGGCGTGCTCAGCAGCAAAGACAATGCCTTCGGGTGCTTTCTGGCGGGACTTGCCGGAGAAAGCAGTGAGTTGCAGCCAGCAGGGGGAAAATGGACGCACGCTGGTTGTGTGTCTGGACCAGAAAGGGTTATCGCATGGCGCGTCCTTGATGCTCAATTTTTCGGAGTGGCCCAACGACGCCGCCGTGTGTTCGTTATCGCAAGTGCTAGAAAAGGATTCGATCCAGCAGCGGTACTTTTTGAGCAAGACGTCGGCGGCGGGTCGACTGAGGCGAATAATGTTGGGGTCGAAGGACGCTCCAGCACAGTTGATAACTGCACTCTCTATCGCTTCAGAAGAACAGATTCATACATCGATGACGGAGTAAGCAGCACGCTTTCGGCCAGAGATTATAAGGACCGTCGAGAACTTGTTGTTATGGCCGATAACCGCGTAAGAACCCTTACCCCTCTCGAATATGAAAGGCTTCAGGGGTTCCCAGATGGGCACACGCTGATCCCGTACGAGGGAACCCTTGCTGATGATGCGCCGCGTTACAAGGCGATCGGCAACAGCATGGCAGTACCAGTAATGCGCTGGATTGGTGAGCGCATCGCCGCAGCGCTGCCAGCAGAGAAGCTGAACGGTGATTATGGTGGAAGCAAAACCCCGCTTGACCTACGCGACCTATGGCGCACTCCACCAGCGCTGTTCGCTTCCCTTGATGCTGAGTTCTGCTTCCAGCTTGATGCCGCCGCTGCGCCGCATAACGCGCTGTGCCGGAAGTTCATCACAGCCGAGCAGAACACGCTGGAGACGCCATGGGGTGATTACCTGAATGTGCCTGGCTACGTCTGGCTTAATCCGCCATACAGCGACATCATGCCGTTCGTTAAGAAGGCCGCCGCCGAGAGCGCCAATCAGATCGGGACGGTCATTCTGGTTCCGGCAGACACTTCGGTTGGATGGTTCAAAGAGGCTATCCAGACCGCCAGCGAGGTTCGCTTCATCACTGCCGGGCGGCTGGCATTTATCAACCCGGTCACCGGTAAGCCGGTCTCGGGAAATAACAAAGGGTCGATGCTCATCATCTGGCGACCGTACCCGCGTACACACTGCCACTTCGCAACTGTGGATCGGGACGAGTTAATGGCTTTCGGGGCGAAACTTCTCGCCCGCCGGGAGGCAGCATGACGCCAGAAACAGACAACGCCATCCGCGCCGCCTGCCGCCGCTGCACCGAGGAAATCCAGCAGGCCATGCGCAAGAAGCCAAAGCCTAACTGGAACGAAACGGTGCCACCCATCATCAACAAGCATCACAAGAAAATTGAAGCTCTGGGAGTTAGCCTCCTGGAGTTTGTCGTCAAAACTGGCCGCCTTAACGGGCGGTTTGGAGCCGAACAATGACAACAAAAAAATGGGGTCATAACGAGCTTGCTCATGACCTTGCAGAGCATTTGCGCCAGAACACAGCGCGCATCTGCTGGGAAGACATGCAACTCGGGCCCGCCGGTACGTGCCGACCTGATGTCTACTCTATTGCTCATAGCTACAGCAAGTTCTGCCCTGTCGTCTATGAGGTCAAAATCAGCGTAAGTGATTTCCGGGCTGACGTTACAGCAGGCAAATACACCAAATACTTCAACTACGCAGGCGGCGTTGTTTTTGCAGTTCCTGAAGGCATGCTCAAAAAAAGCGACATCCCAGATGGTTGCGGCTTGATGATCCGGAAGGAAACTGGATGGCATACCCTCAAGGGGCCGACAATGCGCCAGATTGATACCCTTCCTCGCGATGCCTGGATGAAGCTGCTTATGGATGGCATGACCCGGCAGGCAGAGAGAGCCCAAATAAAAAGCCGCGTAATCAACACCTACCTCAGCGAACAAAAACTTATGAAGCGACATGGCAGCGAAATCGCCGATCTTGTTTGTCGAGCGCATCGGTCGAAAGAGCGGCTTGAGCAGCACGTTAGGGATAACGATGAAAGGCTGAAGAACCTGCGCCAAGAAAGTGAAGAGGAGTTGCAACGCCGACGTAAGCGCCGGGAGGAATCTAAGGAAAGGTTAACTGACGCTCAGCAAGATTTGGCGAAAGCACTTGGCCTCGACCCGAATGTCCCTATGTATGTTCTGACAAGGACGCTATGGGAAGCAATGCGCCGACTGACCGAGGATGAAGAGATAAAGAGGTTGCGAGGAATATTGTCCAACCTTGAACGCACGCTGAATGACGGTCTGAAACCATTACCTGGGGAGAAAGCCGCATGAACAGAGCATCACCAGTTGATTTGAGAAAAAGCCTCGAAATCGCCAGCCACCTCGCAAACATCGGAATTCGCTTTGTGCCGATTCCGGTGGTGACAGAGGAAGAATTCCAGACGCTGGCCGCCGAGCTATCACGACGTCTTGAGCAGATGGCCGTCGAAGCCGAAAAGAATGAAGGCGGTACAGCATGACAAAATACGCGAAACTGGATAGCGAGGTGTTAAGCGCTATCGGTGCTCAGCCAACCTCTTTTTCTGAGCTATTCAGCCCTTCCGTCAGACAGGAGTGCCTCGTTATTGCTGAAGCAGAAGGAAAGCACCCGATGGACGTCTTCCGCATCCTTGACCGCCGCCTCCAGTCACTCAGGAAGCTTGGCTTTATTCAGCACGTCAAAGGTAAAGGGTGGATACAGCCATGAAATCGCAAATCACCAGGTCGCTAAAGCGGCCTTTTTTATTGCTGGCGTTCACCTTCAACCGAATTAACCGACAGTTCCGGGAGCACTGACCATGGCCGACATCATCGATACCGCAGCAGAGATTGAAGAGCTTCAGCGTAACGCTGCCCTTTCCGCTCACCAGATCAACCGCAACGCCGTATCAGCTGAACGTTGTGAAGAATGCGACGAACCAATTCCCGAGCTGCGGAGCGCTGCCGTTCCCGGCTGCCAGACGTGCGCGGATTGCCAATCCGTGATTGAGCTGAAGAATAAGCAGAGGGGGCTGTAAATTACCCTCACCCCTTTTTTAAACAGCAGTATTTACGTCCTTCACGGTGTCAGCCTAATATTTGTTAGTTTGTATTTAGGAGATCATAAGATGAAAGATATTATGCTTTTTGGTGCTGGACATGAAGGCACAAAGAAACAGGTTGAACCCGGGAAAGAATCCTACTACTTCAACAGCAAACCAGTATCATCGCCCACAGGCACTAATATAGTTAGTTATAGTGCAGAGCAGGTTTCATTCCGGGTTAGCACTGTTTATCCAGAAAAAGGAGGTTTTTTGATTGGAGTGCATGGTGAAGAACCTTCAGATAAAACGATAGTAGATGCGATATTTAAGTACAACCCTACCCCGCTAAACTGAAAAAAGTGTACTGAACCGAACCTCGCCCTGGCGGGGTTTTTTATTGGATAAAACTCGCTGCGCCCAGCGTGCGGCGCGAGGAGAGAGCGTGAAAACTTACGAATCGAAGAAGTCACAGTTCACCAGAAACCTGATCCGGCAGCGCCACGCTGAATGGTCAGAAAAGACCTTCGGCAATGTCGGCCCCATTGGACCGCTGAAACACCTTTCCAAAGAGGCGCTGGAAGCTGCCGCCGCTCCTGGCGACCTCAGCGAATGGGCTGATATGCAGTTCCTGCTATGGGACGCACAGCGGCGCGCCGGTATCACCGATGAGCAAATCACCGCGGCGCTGGAAGAAAAGCTGAAGGTAAACATGACCCGCCACTGGCCGGAACCGAAAGACGGTGAGCCGCGCCTTCACATCGAACCATGACGCAACTGATAGCCAGTTATGAGCTGGCTATTGGGTGTGAAAGCACTGCTCCGTTATCCCCCATTTTACCCGGCCCCGCGCCGGGTTCTTTTTTCCTGATTTCGAATAATCAACACGACGCAACAGACGTGGGTATACTCGCGCTGGTTGCCAGGAGTCACCTATGGCACAGGTAATTTTTAATGAAGAGTGGATTGTTGAGGCCAAACTCATTGAACGAACCGGCCTTTCCAGTGGACAAATTAAAAGCTATCGCCTGAAGTCATGGGTTAACGGCGTCCACTTCAAATATGTAACTGCCGATGGCAGAACCGAGTCCGAAAAAGGCCTTGCCTGGTACAACTACCCAAAAATTAACCATTTCATTAAGGATGCGTAATGGCAGGCTTCCCTACAGGCGTGGAAATCCACAACGGAAAACTGAGGATATCCTTCAAATATAAAAACGTTCGGTGCCGGGAAGTGTTGCAAGGATGGGCGATAACTAACGCCAACATCAAAAAGGCGGGAAATTTAAGAGCGCTGATCTGTGCTGAAATACAGCTGGGCACCTTCAAATATGAAGAGCGTTTCCCAGAGAGCAAAGCACTCAAGAAATTTTTCCAACCAGTAAAGAGTGTTTTAACCTTCGGTGAGCTGTGCGACGCTTATCATGCAGTGAAAGAGGTGGAGATCAGTCCTGCAACGATGATGATCACCCGTTCAGTGAGTACGCTCTTAACGAAGATTATCGGAGAGAATACTTCTCTCGAGGAAATACAGCTAAATGACATGTTGCTGTACAGAAAGAAATTACTCGAGGGTGAGTTTAAGGCCAGAACTGATGGGCAGCGCACCGTCAGAACGGTTAACGCATTCATGGGGCAGTTGTGCAGAATGCTTAGCTTCGCTCATCAGAGTAACTACATTCAGCACAAACCTTTTGAGAACATAAAAAGTCTGAAGACATCTGAACTCGATCCGGATCCATTGCTGAAAGAAGAATTTCAGGAGCTATCGAAGCACTGGCAAGGTCAGCATTTGAATCTATGGACGTTTGCCGTCTATACCGGCTTACGCCATGGTGAACTGACAGGTTTGGCCTGGGAGGATGTCGACTTAGTGAATGGTGAGGTCCATGTTAAGCGTACAATGACGCTAACGAAGAAATTTGGTCCTCCAAAGACAAAGTCTGGGGAAAGGACAGTAAAGCTGTTAAAACCGGCGCTGGAAGCGTTAACGAGGCAATTCGAGCTTACGGGTAACAAGGAGCCGGCCGAGATCGACTTTTATCACCGCGAACGCGGGAAGATTGAAAAGCAAAAGTTAAGATTCTGTTTCGTGCCCAATTATGATGAAGGGGAAACGAGTACGCATTATTCTCAGAGCACGATTAACCTGACATGGCCAGGGGCCATGAGAAAATCAGGCGTAAGGTACCGTTCCCCCTATCATACCCGGCATACATATGCCTGCTGGTTGCTATCAGCTGGAGCAAACCCTTCGTTCATTGCCAGCCAGATGGGGCATAAAAATGCGCGTATGGTTTATACCGTCTATTCAAAATGGATCGTGCGTATGAACGATGACCAAGTAGACATGTTGAATAGGAAGATTTAG